ACCGGTAGGTGAATCATACTTTCCCGAATGGAAACCAAAAGAAGTTTTGAAAAATGATGAGATGGAGATACGACGACACAACGGCTCACGATACTGGGAATCGTTGTACATGCAAAATCCTGTGCCCGATGAGGGTGGTATATTTAAGAAGAGCTGGTTTAATATTTGGAAAGAAGAAGATCCACCTCATTGTGACTTTATTATACAAACTATGGATACAGCTTTCTCAACTCGAACAACAGCTGACTATAGTGTAATTCAAACGTGGGGTATATTTACACAAATGGAAAAAGACAGTTCAGGTAAAGAGTATGAAGTAGGACATTTAATTTTATTAGGTAACATTAGAGATCGATTAGAATATCCAGAATTAAGAAGCACAGCTCAAGATAGTTTTGAACAACATCAACCAGATTTAATTGTAATTGAAAAAAAAGCCAGTGGACAATCGTTGATACAAGATTTAAGACGAGCAGGATTACCCATACTTGAATACACACCAGATAGAGATAAAGTTTCAAGAGCTTATGCTGCATCACCTTTACTTGAAGCTGGTCGAGTATGGCTACCTAATAAAACGTGGGCACAGACTATGTTTGATGAGGCTGTATCTTTTCCTAATGCAGCTCATGACGATCAGGTTGACTCAATGGTCATGGCTGTGCTATACCTTAAAGAATCATGGCACTTGCAACATCCATATGATCCGAACTATAATAGTGAAGACGAGAATATTTATAAAAAGAATAAAGCAACGTACTGGAATATAGATAACATTTAGAGAGTAATAATGGCAGTAGAAAAAAATCCCTTTGAAAAAATAGAAAAAGTAAACACCGACGTGAAAGAAATGACTCAGGGCCTTTCCGGTGTTGATGTTAACGTAAATCCCGAACAAGAAGAAGATGTAGCTGTTGATGTTGATACAACCACAGGAGAAGTATCTGTTGACCTAAATGAAAATGCGGGCACAGTTTTAGCATCAATAAAAGATTTTTATGGCAACCTTGCCGAATACATGGATGAAGAAGAGTTAACAGATTTATCAACAACTGTCTTTGATAATTTTAAAGCTGATGAAGAATCAAGACAAGAATGGGAACAAACATTTGAACGTGGGTTTGACTTATTAGGATTAAAATTGCAGGAAACAACAGAACCATTTGATGGTGCTTGTACAGCAACACACCCGTTAATTATTGAGAATGCGGTAAAGTTTCAATCAAAAGCTGCTCAAGAATTGTTTCCGAGCAAAGGCCCGGTAAAAACACAGGTGTTAGGTAACCTAACTCCGGCCAAAGAACAACAAGCACAACGTGTGAAAGACTACATGAACTATCAGCTTACTGAAGAAATGCCAGAGTATTTTGATGAGACAGAAAGATTATTATTTCATTTACCACTAATTGGTACGGCTGTTAAAAAAGTTTACTACGATGAAACATTAGGACGACCAATATCAGAGTTTATTCCTATTGATCAGTTTCACGTATCAAATTTAGTGCCAGATCTTCGTAGAGCCGATCGATACACTCACGTTATTTACAGATCATCAAACGATTTAAAGAAAGATATGAATGCGGGGATGTATAGAGATGTTGAAGTTGGTGAACCTGAGCAAGAAGAAAGAGGCATGATTACAGCTAAAGCTGAACAGGTGATGGGCTTATCAGCTTATGATGAACAGCCTTACGACACAACACATGTTTTACTTGAACAACACTTATACCTAAACTTACCCGAACCATTTAATAGTCCGGGTGGTGAAGCTTGGCCGTATATTGTTACGGTTGATAAATCCAGTAAAAAAATTCTAAGCATTCGTCGTAACTGGAACGATGGTGATCCTCGTTATATAAAACGTGAACACTTTGTTAGTTATAAATTTGTACCGGGTTTTGGTTTCTACGGATTAGGACTAATACATTTCTTAGGTAATCTTACAATGTCAGCTACGGCGGCAATGAGAGCTTTGGTTGATGCTGGCCAGTTTGCAAACTTACCGGGAGGATTTAAAGCTAGAGGGGTTCGTGTAGTAGGAGATAACTCACCAATAATGCCCGGAGAATTTCGGGACGTTGAATCAACAGGTATAGATCTAAACAAGTCGATAGTCCCCTTACCTTATAAAGAACCATCACAAGTTCTGTTTCAAATGCTCGGATTCTTAGCAACAGCTGGTCAGAAGTTTGCTGACACGACAGAACAGGTTGTGTCTGATGCAACGAACTACGGTCCGGTTGGCACGACATTAGCACTATTAGAAGCATCAGGTAAGTTTTTTTCAGCAATTCACAAACGACTCCACAAGTCTCAACGAGACGAGTTTAAAATATTAGCTCGTATTAATTTCGAGTTCTTACCTCCTGATTATCCCTATGATGTGGTCGGAGGTCAAGCACAAATTAAAAAACAAGATTTTGATGGACGAGTAGATATTCTTCCGGTATCGGATCCGAATATACCATCAAGTGCTCACAGATTAGCCCAGTCACAATTAATTTTTCAAATGGCATCACAGGCAACTCCGGGCACCTTCAATATGAAAGAAGTGTATAAAGCTGTATTAACATCAGCTAATGTAGATAATCCTGAAAAATTTATTATTGAAAAACCACCAGCTCAGCCACAAGATCCAATAGCTGATATTATGATGGCTACACAAGGTAAACCAATAAAAGCTTTCCCGGGTCAGGACCATGATGCTCACATACAGGTAAAGTCGGCTTACGTACAAGATCCACTTAATGGAGCTAACCCGGTTATGAAACAAGTGACTCCGGTTTTATTAGCTAATATTAGAGAACACATGGTTCTAAGATTCCAAGAACAAATGGGTGGTCTCATGAAAGCTCAAGAAGGTCAGGTAGATCAAGGAGCCACAATGGGTATGATTATGTCTGAATCAGCTAAACAAATTCTTGAAGCTAATAAATTAAAAGCACAAGGTGGGTTGGATAGTATTGAACAACAAAATCTTAATTTACAAAAACAACAACTTGAATTAGACAAAGTTCAAAAAGGAATAGATGCTCAAAAGACAGCAGCTGAGTTAAACTTTAAAGATAGAGAACTTGACCTTAAATCTAAAGAGGTTGACATTGATGCGATGGTTGAGGCTGCTAAAATAGAAGATGCTAAGAAGAAAAATAACGATCAGTTAACATCTAAAGTTGTTATGGACTTACTTAAATTAGTAGGGCAACAAGATGCAAAACAACCACCAATAAATTTAGCACCGGGTGGTTCTGTACCAACAGCTTCATTTATGGCTGATAGTAGTAAAATGGGACAACAAACAGCTAATATGGCTGATCCAGGAATGCAAGCAGCCCAAGCTATGATGTTGGCTGCTGATGCAGTGGGTGGCGGTGGTCCTATGGCTGACGTTGCACCACCTATGGGCAAACCAAAAGATACGGGTTCCCCCATGCCTACTCCAACCCCCACTGAACCACCGGCTCCTGAGATGAGTGATGAACAGTTGTCAAAAGAAGTTTTTGGTGATATACCTGAAACTGTAGGAGAGGGAACAACAACAGAAGGAGTAGAGGTACCAGAAGTTATGACAAGTAATTTTATTATTGATGAAGCTCTTAATAGACTTCAAATACAAGACAGAGACAAAGCAAAAGCTAACTTAGATGTGTTTACAGAAATTGTAGCTGAAATGGAAAGTGACAAAAATCCACAAGCTAAAAATCCGAAAAGCACAGCCGCAGGATTATTTCAATATACAAAACCATCACTCGTAACGGCTAAACAACGATACAAAAACATAGCTGACAGGGTTGGTATAGAAGACATACCGGATTCTATAGAAAAAGCTAAAGATGCACGTGAACTATCTGAAGATGATCAAACAGTTTTATTTTTAGCTGATACATTTGAAAAACCGGGTAGTGATAAATATATGAAAGCTATATTAGAAGCTGATGACTACGAAACTTTAACAACAGCTACTCAACAACTTTACAATGAACTCCACCATACTGATGCAAAAAAACAAGAAAATGAAAGATTTGCAAAAGTAGCTATGAGAGTTGGTGGTAGAGTTAAAATGACCTAATGGATTATATTACAAACCACGGTGTGGAACTTCCTGATCCCGCCGTTTGTTTTGATGACGAAGGCTATGAGCCAAGTAAAAATGATTTACCTAAAGCTTATGATACGTTAACAAAAGCCGTAAAAGATTTAGATTTAAAAACATTTTGTTCAGGCATAAATGAAATATACAGTCACGTAAAACCAACCGTCACGGTGCAGAATCAACTTAAAGCGGCAATAGTTGGATTTACTTTACGACAACAATCTAAAGACATATCATATGATGGACCAAAACAATTTAAAGAGTTAGGTTATTATGACACCATAATAGATACTGATCCTTTACTTGAATGCGTTGAAAAAGAAATAGTAGAATTAAAATCGTTAGAGCCAATAAGAAACACAAGACTTCAAGATAAGATAAGACGGTTCCCTATAAATCATAAAATACATAGCAAGTTAAATGAGATCTAT